AAGTTAAAAGCTTTCATACTCTATAATATTTTTTAGTCGTTTACCGTGAGAGCTGCAATTGCCAACTTTAAGCATGGCAATTGCAGCTCTCACTGCCTGGCTTAACGATCCCAATAGGATCTATATCCAAGGCAAATACCTATATGAACAATACGGTTCCAACAGATCTTTGTTGGCTTTCTTCAATACCGGAAGCACTTCATTTCATCTTACAAAATTAACAAGCGCGATTTCCGCGCTCAATCAGGACTCTAACATTGAGCCAAAGCCATTAAAGGTTCCTGATATCATTCCACCTTCAGATACTCCGGAGCGGGTAAAGATCAGCTACGATTCTGCGCCTGATCAGATTCTATTAATCCTGGAGAAAAAGCGTTTGAATTACGCCAAAGCACGCAAGCTTTTTGAAATGATCCGGGTAATGGAAAATGATGAGCAGCGCCTGGAGGCAGGCCTGGAAATTCTTGCCCTGATGGATGAGGTCAACGAGGCCTGGGCAATTATTGATGAATGGAATGAAACTGGCCGGATCAGGGAGATAAAAGAAAAAGAATCTATGGCTGAGGTTCAAAACATGAGCATCCCGCAGTTGTTCCAGGAAAAAGCCCGGCTCGCACCAAACATTTCCAAAGACAGAAAAAAATTTAATAATGCGAAGACTGACCGGGAACGGCTGAAGTACTCGAAAAAACTTGAAGCAAATGAGCTAAGATATAAGCTGGTTCAGGAAAGGATTGCCACCGGTGCTGTTTAGTTCTTTAGAGATCAGGAAGGATAGTCCGGAAATTCTCAAGAATGCTGATAGTATTAGTTTAAATAAGTCTTTCGTATTTGTTGATGGCGACAAGCGAAAATTACTTACCGAAAAAATTGGCTTGATCACCAAAGACAAATCTGTTTTCTTTAAAACCGATGGCGCATGGAGCATGATAGATCTGGTCGGTCATACCCTGGAACAATCCGGACCTGCAGAAATTCATTTTGCAACCTGGTCAATCGGACCTGAAGCAATCCGGAATTTTATCCATTGGCAGGAAATCGGCACGATCACTTCCATTTATGGTGTAATAGATGAAGGGTTTAGAAATCGAAAGCCTGATTTGTTCCACCAGGCGAAGGCTGCATTTGCATCTCTAAAGTTTTATAAAAGCCATGCTAAACTGGTAATCATTAAGAGTGAATCGCACCAGGTCACGATAATGGGATCAGCTAACCTAACCAGAAACCCCAGGACAGAAACCGGAATAATTATTTGTGACCAGGCCCTAGCCGATGCTAATATCAAGTGGATCATGGAGGGGTCTGGGTATGAGTAATCAATTAACAGAAATCGAGCGATTTGCCTATTGCTATATGGAAATTCCGGAAATATCGATTATCACTGGAGCTGATGCAGGTTTAATTGAAGATCCAACAACAGATGAAGGAAAGGCTTTTCTGAAAGGGAGGCTGATACGCAAGGCAAATTTTAATGAAAGTATAATCAAGTTAACTGATCAGCTCAGTTCACCTGCTATGGCAATTGAACAGAAGATGGCTGATCGAATATATATCAAAGACTTAACGCTCCGATGAACAGTTTATTCAAGGTTTCTAATTACGATCAGATCGTTGCAAACCTAAAAGATCCAGAAGCTGATACATCCACCCTTACCCCTCATCAGCAGCAGCTGCTCGCCAGATGGAATGAGGCATTTACCCTATTACGCAATTATCACTCTACTGCAGATGCTGCAGCGATATTGATGAAACGTTTCCCTGGTCTTAGCCGTGCTACCGCATACCGCGATTGTGCTAACGCTCAAAGCTTGTTTGGCGATATCTCTCAATCTACCAAACAAGGTATCAAACATCTTTCCACTGAGATTTTGCGCGATGCAATCAATATTGCCCGGATAAAAAATAATGAAATGGGAATGATCGCCGGTGCAAAGGAAATTGCCAATGTAAATGGTGTAAACCAAGTGGATCCGGACTTACCAGATTTTAGCAAGTTAGAACATAACACCTACAATATCAGCATGCCCGAGAATGCAATTAAAGCATTACAAGTTCTGATATCAGGTGGACAAATCAATCTAGGGGGGCTTGTAAATGAAATGGCCAACCACGCTGAAGACGCTCAAATTGTAGAAGATGGTGAATCTAGTTAAGCCTGATGGTTCACCATTAATAGACACTGGAGCTGGAGCAGCTGCAGGTAAACGTTTGCTGCTAAATCCTATGCAGCTGATACTCGAGCTCGCGCCTCAGCGTATCCGGGTTACTCAGGTCGGCCGTGGTGGTGGTAAGTCAACTGGAGCCGGCTTAGATATCAAAAATGTGGTTTATGATATGCCGCGCTCCAAAAACTTTATCCTGGGCGAAACCTATCAGCAGATCCTAACCAGAACGTTGCCGAGTACGATTAAGGCTCTGGAGATGCTAGGCTTCTATAAAGATCTACATTACTTCGTTGGACGTTTGCCGCCTAAAAACTGGAAGTGGAATAGTCCGTATGAGCCGCCATTGGATGCCATGCACACCATTACTTTCTTTAATGGTGCTTGTTACGATCTGCTTAGCCAGGACACCAATAGCCGTGGTGGTAACTATAGTTCCGGCATGGTTGATGAAGCTCAGGATATTGATCAGGGTAAATTAGAAAGTCAGGTAATTCCAACTATGCGTGGTGAATATGAGCGGTTTAAGAATTGTCGCACATATCGCCGTTTGTCTATGTACTGCTCAATGCCGCGCATGCGCCGGGCTGAATGGATATTTCAATATCAGGAATTAGCGAGGCAATTTCCAGGTGAATATTTATGGATCGATGGCCCTTCCGCTATTAATGCACACAACTTACCACCAGATTGGTTTAAGGACCAAAAACGAATACTTATCCCATCTGAGTACGAAATCGAGATATTAAACATACGCCCTAAAAAAGTAATTGGCGGGTATTATCCTTTATTCAATGACAGGTTACATACGTACGTCGATTTTAACAATGATCACCTAGATGGCATTATAGACAATAATAATGGCTACAACCCAAAGGCCTTTGAAGAATTAAATTCACTCCAGGACAATGACGTAGTGTTTGATGAGCCACTCGAGATATCTATGGATTATGGTGCCTGGTTCAATGGTATTGTGACCTGTCAGGAATCGTTTAATGTGTTCAGATATCTATCGGCAATGAGTATCGATGGTACCGAAAGGTTCGAGGATCTGTTGCTTAAATGGTGCGCATACTACAGGTTCCATAACCGCAAGGTGGTAAATTTCTGGTATGATCATACCGCTATTGGTAAAGATAGTAGAGGTGCAACCTATGCAGAGATAGTAATTAAGACATTAACCAATCACGGATGGAACGTTATACCTCATTACATTGGCCAACAGCCTAGCCATGATGATCGTTATAAGTTCTGGGGTTATGCTCACAAAGGGGATCATCCCAACCTACCTAAGTTTATATACAACAGGCATCATTGTAAGTATTTGATTATATCCATTAACAATGCGAATGTTAAGCAAGGCCGCAATGGGTTTGAAAAAGATAAATCAGACGAAAAGATTAGATCAATTGACCAAAGAACTACAACCCACTTTTCCGATGCCGGTGATACCATAGCCATGGGTAAATATGCTTCAAGGCTTGAGGATCGCGCGCGCGTAGCCAGGGCAAGGACTAGATAAATAATGACATAAGGCAAAAACCTCACTTGATTGCATCTCGTGGGGTTTTTCTGCGTAAGGGGGACGCCTCTCAGCCCCCTGCCCTGTCTGTATGCCCTCATATTCCGTATAATTTAACAAAAGGGAAATTGCCTTTTTCGATAGGGCTGGCGGCGCACTCCGTGGGGATTTTTGAGATCCGGAAGGGAATCTCAAAAAGCAAAGCGTCTATAAACCAAAATTTTAAGCAAAAAATGATGAAAATATTTGAGACAGAAAAAAATATGCAAAAAAGTTGAAATAAAATGTATAAATCCTTTATTATAATAAAGACTTTTCGTATATTTATGTATGAAAACAAAAGCAAAACCAAGTGTTGCGACTTTAGAAGTTAGCAACCCAACCGAGAAAGCCGAAGCAACAAAATTAAAAGTGCTTAATGCTGAAAAAATCGAAGAAGCCGAGGTAATCGAACCGCAAAAGCCAAAACCCAATTTGGAAATGACAACAAGTATTATCAGTGATCTTCACACCAAAATTAAACATGTCGCAAGGTTAAATTACTACATCAAAAACTTAGACGAGTTTACAATTGAATTGCAGGACGAAGATTTAACTAAGAATGAATACCATTATCAAGGTTGCTCTCTGGTGCTTAATGATGATAACAGAAACAAGTTTGAATTGAGAAATCCGGTGCTTATCAGTGAAGTTGTAGGCTTTTTGTCTGATAAATTGGTTAATAAGCGCTCCGAAATAGAGGCCGAAATCGTATTACCTTAAAAAAATGGCCGTTTGCCTTTCGTAGAGGTAAACGGCCTAAAAACCCACATAACTAGATTTTTATATATGAAGAACCCAAATATAGCAATCACAGATTTAGCCGAAGCCTTTATAATCCATCTTGATGGTATTTTTTGGAATGGGTACGCTGAGCAACTGGCAAACGACAATCCCGAGTTATACAATTTCGAGTACGATCAATTTTTTAATTATTATGCGTAATGATTTTTTGATGTTATCGGAAATTACCGTTTCTTATAAACCAACCTTTCAAATCTCCGAGTGCCCGCAGATATCACAAAGCAGCCATTCAGAACATATATTTCGAAAATATTGGCCGCCCGACATTAACCTTTATGAAAGATCATTTTTGTTACTTCTGAATCATAGCAACAAAGTACTTGGCATTATTGAAATAGGTTTGGGTGGTATTGATCGGTGCGTAATCGATGTATATAAGATATTGCAAATCGCTCTCGCCTGTAACGCTACCGGCATTATAATAGCCCACAATCACCCAGGGGGTACGCTCCGGCCTAGCCCAGCCGATTCAAGCATAACGGAAAACTTAGATAAAGCCGCCCAATTAATGCGTATAAGACTTTTAGATCACATTATTTTAACAGAGCACGGATATTACAGTTTTGCAGATGATGGGCTTTTGTAAGCCTCAAAAAGCACTAAAAATGGTGCTTTTTTTTTGTGCCTGGTCTACTTTTTTATTTTCTTCAGTCGCCCTGAATAAAAAAGTAGCAAAAAACAAAAGGGGCTATTAACCCCTCATCATTTCTTATCGTGAACCCACTCCTGCCATTCTGCTGGAGTTTTTGAAACAACTCGATTTTGATTAAAAAATAGTCCATTGTTGTGTTGCGGGTTGGGCCATGAAAACTCTATAAGCTTCCGATTGTTCCCTTTTCTAAACTCGAATCCTCTTGGTCTGTGAATCATACCATTTGCAACGGAATTGGGACGTGACAAAAGAAGATACATTGTTACCCCATTCAATACAAATTTGACATACCTTAGCTCACCACCAGATATTCCAAAATTTACCTGCAGGTACTGATGATGTAAGAATTTTTCTGCATTGGAATCACAGTATAGTCCCCACCCCTCTGGAAAATCCCTTCCTTTATAGAGAATATCCAAAAATATTGGATCAATATCAAAATGAAATTTCTCAGCACCCACATATATTTGATCAGAAGCAATGTAGGCACAAGTAGTTTTAAGGAGCCAGCGTTCAATATCTTCTCCAGAGAATAAAGAAAATTGATTTTGAAAGTCATCTTCTATCAGTCCCTTATCGTATTGAGCTATTTTCTGGTGTAACCGCCCCATAGCTTTGTCAAAGGGAGAAAGCATCCCATTATGCTTTTCGCAAAGTACATTTGTAACTAATGCAGTTTTGGCAATATTAATTGGTCCTTTTGACTTGTGCCAATTTAAACCAGACATAGATACAACTTTTGAGTTCGACAAGTTATTGAGTAAATATTCACTTATATAGTGTTCACGGGAAATTTTATCACTACAATCGGACATAAATTTAGCATAACACCTTGGGTGGCTAAATTCTGAGATTGGGTAGTCATTGTGCTTGAAAGGAGCCTTGAAAACGATACTCCCGTTCCAACAACAAAATTTAACCTTTTTTTGGCTACCACATGGACAAAACTCATAAACACCTATTTTTATTCTACTAGTCATTTTACTCATCGCTTTAAATCGAAATATTTTTATAATCCATTAATTAATCTGAGAAAAGCTGCTCCCTCAAATCCTCAAAAATTTCTTCCATCCCATCAGCTTGGTCTTTTGTCCTGGGATCTTGATTCTTTTGATATAGCTGATCCAAATTCCTGGTCACTACGACCAGAGTGTCAAAAAGCATCCTGGCTTTTTTTTCTGTTAACTTCAGTGTTATAATTTTTTCCATATACGAAGATGTAAATCACACCCGGCAAAAAATTACGGTTTCCCGTAGTTCGAAATTTTTTCACCTTAAATTTTCTCGATGGTGATTTTGTATCTGGCTCCGTTAACTAAAAAACCATCCATATCAGCGTTTGCTTCATCATTGAATACAAATGTTGTTTCAACTTCCGGCTCTATCGCCCGGCTTCCAAACTGTGCTTTAATTTGAAAAAAACGGTGGCTCGGTTTCATCCCAATCCGGCCTTCTTTATATAATAACTCTAACGCAGGATATTCGCGTTTATTTATTTCTCCCATAGCTCAACTTGTTTAATACGATATCCTGCTTTAATTAAAATTTCCTTCATCTTATCTTCCGTGATCACTTGCCCATCACGAAACTTCTTTTTTGTTACGTTGGCTGTTCCTTCTGGAATACCCAAATCGATATACCAGCCCCGTCGGCTGATAAGATCTGAAAATGCTTCTCTGATTGTCATATCCAAATCTATAAATTATTTACCACAATAAAGACTAAAAGTACGTTTTTTCCTGTCGTTTACCGGAGGAGATAAGCTAACGACATTCGTATTATGATCGCTCTCAACAATGCATTAAAACTTTTAGCTGCTCATGATTACAGGGATGGTAATGGAACTATCCCAATTGTAATTATGAAATGCAACCGCGAAAAGAAAAAAGGTGGCCAGCTAATACAAATTGATAAGGCTTGCAGCTGTGGCCTCCCTCCGACCTGTAAAAATGCCAACGAAATGCGCGGGGTAATGGATATGGAGACAGGTAAAAAGTATGCAGTACACAACCGGTTGATATTTCAAATTAATGGCAAGGAGGTGTACTGGGTATGAGCGGAGCAGTTATTAAAAGAGGCAGTACCGGGAATACTCTATATGCCTTCAAAAGTGGTGGTGCCTCTTTGCTGAGTATTGGAGAGCCTAGCCCTAAGGCAGCTCACAAGCAGGGCAAATTAAATTCCGATGAAGAATCTGGCAAATCTTTTTTTGTTCCCTGGGGAACCAATAATGACTTTCCTACTCAAGTCGCCAAGTTAATTAGAAAAAGTACCGTTGGCCGCGCGGGCTTGCAGCTGCTTACAAAATATCTGTATGGTCAACGCCTGATGACTTATAAAGTTGTGGATTATGATAACAACGGCCAGGAGGTAATTAAGCGTGAAAAATGCCCCGAATGGGATGAAATTGTAAACAGATCCAATTTTAACATGGTTAGATTGGGTTTAATGCAGGATTATGCCTATTACGGTATTAACTTCCCAGAATTTCGCATGAATGGTAACAAAAGCAAAATTTGGGCTATAGATTACCACAAAGCATCTCACTGCAGGCTTTCGCCCTATATAAACGGTGTAATTCCAAATATTTGGGTAAATGGCGACTGGCAGTCCGCTACACAGGAAAACAGCGATAAAATAGCTCATATTGATTCAATTCGCTTCTATGATCAGTTAGAATCGATCAAAACCAACACTACAGATTTTAAGTATGTGATGCCACAGTTCTGGCCAGACGTATTGAACGATTATTACCCTGTTGCTTATTGGGATAGTTCCAGGGAAAGTGGATGGCTCGATATCGTTACCTCGATACCAGCTTATAAAAAAGCTCTATTTAAAAATCAAATGAGTTTGAAATACGATGTTCAGATTCCCATGGAATACCTGGAGGAGTTATACCCTAATTTCAAAAGCCTCGAGGTGGATAAACAGGATGAAATAATTGAAGATCTGATCGACGAAATCAATGATAATCTTACCGGTGCCACAAATGCACAAAAAGCCCTGGTATCTTTTTTCCGGACGGACCGAAATACCGGCAAGCCTGTTGGTGGTTGGGTAATAAAACCAATTGATGATAAGATGAGGTCTGATGCTTATCTACCAGATGCTGCTGCAGGCAACTCAGAAATATTATTTTCTATGTTGATCAATCCTGCAACCATGGGACAGGGTAATACTGGCGGTGATTACACCGGTGGAGCAAACAATGGTGGATCAAATATCCGAGAAAGCGGGCTTTTTATGCGAAGCCTTTTGAAAGCAGATCGTGATATCAATATGGGCATCTTCAATTTTGTGAAAGCATATCATGGACTGGATCCAGAGATAGAGATCGGAGTTCAGGATCAGGTATTAACTACACTCGATACCGGCGCTGGATCCAAAAAAATAGTTAGCTAATGAAATTAATCAGCAATATAGACGAGGTTCGGGACCAGGTTCCCGTAAGCATGACAGGGAACATCGATATTCTTAAAACTTACCTTGCATCGGCAGAAAACCAATTTATCAAATTTATGATTGGCAAGGCGCAATACGATGTTCTCGCTAATGCTTATTTAACAGCAGGAAAAACACTGCAGGGAATTGCAAATGAAAATATACGTGAGGCTATTTTATTATGCCAACGTGCGATCGCAAATCTTGGGTACCTGATGGCTTTGCCGATTTTCAATGTATCAATTGGACCGTCTGGTATTCAAATATTCAGTAATACCGACACCAAATCGGCCTTTCAATGGCAAGTGGAGGATGTAAAAAAATCGCTACAGGAGATTGGTTACAATGCAATAGAAGATCTTATGGATCATCTGGCGGAGAATTTAGCGGAATTTCCGGAATACGCAGATTCTCCGGAATTTATCCGTTCGAAAAAATATTTAATCCAGAATGCTAAGGATTTTAACGAGTTCTATGCTATCGGAAACAGCCGGTTTACATTTCAAATGCTTTTATACGTAATTGGTCGTATTGAGCAGCAAAGTGTTATTCCAATCTTTGGATCTGAATTTTTTGCCACTTTGAAAGAAAACGGAATTTCCGGAAAAACAGCGGAATTATCGGAAAATTACATTAAACCAGGTATAGCATGTTTAGTTGTTGCAGCAGCCTCTGTTGAACGAATTATTGTTATCGATTCCGGTATTGTGAAAGTAAATATTGGTGGTAATTACGAGGCCGTAAAAGACACCAGCGGTAATTACAGGCAATCTGTTAAAGATGCCGCTGATCAGCTGACCATTGCCGGCAACAAGTTTCTTCAAGATGGGTTGAACTTTTTAATGCTAAACCTTGAAGATATTCCCGGATTTACGGTACAAACAGTAAAACGGGGTCGATTTAAAGCTAAAAACTCACCAGATAAAGGACTATTTGCATCATGATCTACTTAAAGAACACTCTAAATTATTTAACTGACCATCCACAGGTAGGAATGGCAGGTGGATTTGGTAGCGGTATGCTCCTATCGATCCAGTCGGTTGTGACCGACGAACATTCTTTAAAAATTGTTGCTGGCCTTGGTGTTGTATTCGGAATGCTAGTAGCCGCAATAACACTTGTTTTAAAATTCATCGAATTAGGTGAAAAATTATTATCAAAATTCAAACGTAAATCATGATATCTAAAAATGTAATCAAAAAAGTTAAGGAATACGGTGCAATCATCGCAAACCTTTTGTTGTTTTTCGTAGCTCAATATGTGCTCAGGTGGATTGATCCAACTGCAGGCGCCTACGATGCCGGCGTTCTCCAGTCGATTAACCTTTCCCTGGTTAAAGCTGCAGTATGCTTTACTTGTGGTTGGCTTGCATTTAGTGCGTTCTGGCCAGATCAGAAAAACTATCTAAAGAATATTTTTAATCACGAATTTAAATCCTTATCGCCATGGCAAAAAGTCTTAGTATCCTGTTCGCTTTTGTTGTTTTATGTGGGCTCAATTGTTCTGCTCAATCTAACCTCAGCTTAAGGGATGGCGTTCGGAAAACTTACACCGCTGCCATTGGCGTCAGGGAGAAAACCGGGCGGAATGATGGTGTCGCCGTCGAAAAATATCTTTCTTATGTATGGCTTAAGTCCGGGAATCCGTGGTGCGCTGCATTCGTGTCTTGGACACTTGGACAAAATGGAATTAAGAAAGGTAGATCCGGCGGTTGCGTTCAACTCATGGAGCAAGGGAAAACCATCTATAAAGCTGGAAAGATTATCCGAAATCCATCGTTTGGCGATGTCTTTTTCATTTACTTCCCAGAGAAAAAAAGGGTTGCTCATACCGGCTTTGTTGATCAGTGGGAACAGACTTATATCATCACCGTTGAAGGCAATACCAATGAAGCTGGCAGCCGCGAAGGCGACGGAGTATATCGTAAACGGCGTTTAAAATCTCAAATATATGCGGTTAGTAGTTTTATTGATTAGCGTAGTTTTGCTTTCAAGCTGCAGTAAACGGATTGTTGATCTGCAGGAGGCAACACACAAAACAAGGATTGATAAAAGCCTTGATAGTAGCTCTCTTGTCCAGGTGAACACGAAGCTTGCGGCATATCGGTTCACCTATGAAGATTCAGAATATGAATATTTTATTGATATAACCCCTGGCGATGAGCCGATAGAATTTTCCCTGGCTAAAGGCTTTGCCGGCAAAGCAAAGGATATCAAAATTAAAGGAAAAGTTAAGCAAGGTAAAATCGATCATAATTTTACTGCAGCAGAAAAAGACAGCTTAGCAGCTGCAGCTTTAAATAAGGATGAGAATGCCGTTACAGAAGATAGTTCAAAGAGCAAAGCAACTAATCGCACCGGTTCAGGTGCTGTTTCATTAATTATCTTCATAGTTGCAGCATTCGCGGGCATTTGGCTATTTTTACATTTTAAATCCAGATAGATGAAAACAGTTTCCGGAAGTTACACCAAAGATTTAAACGTTGTTGATTTTTCGTTTCAGATTCCATCAGCATGGGAAGAACTCGAAGCGCACCAATATGCGCTAATGGTTGAGCTTAAAACGTTTTCTAAAGCAGATAAATATACCATCGCGGTAAGCATGCTCACAGCATTGTTTGGGACCAAAAATTACCATGTATTGCTTAATCTTCCTGATGAACAAAAATTTCAATATATAGCGCTGACAAACTTTATTGTTGAAACTCCGTTGCCAGTAAAAAACTTTTTCCCGAAACTTAAAATCAATAAAAAGGAATGCTTTGCGCCATCCGAAAGGTTAACTGAGCTTACTTTCGGCGAATGGTGTTTTGCTTATCAGGCCTGGGATTACTATCGCAACTACAATGATAAACAGTCATTGAACGAACTTATTGCAATTCTTTACAGACCTGCAGCTGTAGATCCTGATGCATACGATAACACTGGTGACATCAGGGAGGCATTCAATGAGAACCTCATCGAAAAACGCGCAAAGGGAGTAAATGCCATAGAACATAGGTTAAAACTTGCTGTTTATGGTTGGTTTACAGCTGCAATTACCGCTCAGATGGCAGGCAGGCCTACCGCTTTCCCTTCTTCCGAACCGGTGGAAGAAAACAATACAGCAACAGCTGATCCGCAAAGTATTTTCACCATATTTCGCGAATTATTGGGGCCAAAATGGGGTACTACGAATATTCTTCGAAATGAAAATGCGGGATTTGTACTTGATGGTTTAGAAGAGCAACGGATCGCTTATAAAGAATCATTAAAAAGCGCTGGCTTGTAGAATCGAGCTGTCGTTTATCAGCGACAATCATATCACGTAATTCGTGGTATGGATATCGCCCTCTTAATCGAAAAATTTGAATCTTATGCGGCCAGTATCAAGGAAATAAAACATAACCCGGCTGATTTAAAAACCCGGGCTTTTTTTAACCTTGATTTTGAAGAATTACAATTAGCTCTCCGTGACGGTTGTAAATTTCCGCTTATGCTTGTTCTTACCCCGGAGGTCGGTAAGGATGGCAGTATCGATAACGTGAACGAAAAATGGGAAGGGACTTATATGATCCTGGACAAACTTGCAAGTCACGATAACAAAAAACAATGTGTCGACAGCTGTAAAAAAATTTCCGATAAAGTTTTCAATCGGATGCTATACGATGCATCTGACTTTTTCGATGGCGACCTGGTGCATACTGATGAGGGCATGATCGGGCCCACAACCGATAAGCTCTATGGCTGGGCAGTTCCCTTTACGTTTACCCAGGCTTATAACGCTGAATTAAATCCTAATGATTGGGAGGATCTGTCATGAGTGTAACCCTTTCATTGGCTCCAGATCAATTTTCTTTTAGTAATGATTTTATTACTGCAGAGTTTTTATGTACTAATTATCTGCTACAGGCTGGCCGGGCAGCAATTTCCACTTTAAAATTTAATAGTTTCCCAGCTGCAGGTGGATCATTTATTTTGTCTTATGGTAGCTATTCAATCAAACTGACGTCAGCTGTTGCACCTGGTATTGATGGCTTAGAATTTCCTGCAGATGCCGCCAATGCTGGGGTGATCCTACCCTACTTACGTCAAAATTATCTGTTAAACCGTGATTTTAATATCACCGCATCGGGTACAGATAGCATTGTTTTTACGTCAAAAAATAAGACTATAGGTCTTGATATCGCGGTTTCAAGTAAAGTAAATGCCGATGTAATTGTGACAAACACACAATTAGGCCTGCAGGACATCAAAAAATCCAATTATTCTATAAGCTTTCGATTATTTATAGAAAGTATAGATAATACAGCATTTGTCCTGGCTTATGAATCTAATTTACTAATGCGGAATGATCGTCCAGGCGTAGCTATTGCGCAAATCGGGGATAAACTGCACCAGGTAATTGCATCGGACCTGATGAACTTTGGAATCGAGATACCTACAGATCAACCTTTAAAATGCAAAAAAACTTGCAGACGATATTATTTTGAGTTCGCAGAAAGTTTCGGTGATCCGATTACCGTACAAAAGCTTTACACCTCTACATTTTTCAATGTATTATTTGGTGGCCAGAGTTACCAGGCTAAAAATTCGCTAAAGCTTCAGGCGCTCCTTAACCCAGGTACCCAAAATAGTGATCGCTTTTTAAAGCAAGGATCTGCTATTCAATATAGCAGAGAAGATCAGCCACAATTTCTCTTTTTCTATAATATCAGAAATACTGCAGCAGCGACCAAATTACTTGCAAAAAGGTATTTCAACGATGGTACTACCGATACAACTACCCTATCAACATTTACTCTCGAGCAGGGCATGAAATATGGATTCAATGTCAGTTACGGGAGTGTGTTTTTTCAGACGAATAAAATGGATCAGTACGAGGTTTACCTGGTTAACTCTTTTAATGAAAGAATCTCGGAAAAACAGACCTATGTAATAAATCGTGATATCGTTCATTTTAAACGCTATTTTCTTAATTACAGCAGCTGGGGCAGTCTTGACAGCAGGTTATTTACTGGTAAACTTCAAAATTCTTTTAGTCTCAGTTATGAAAAAGCCAATAGGATCCAAAAGCCCGGATATAAACTAGTTGATGGTGCTTCCATCATTCATTCGAAATCTTTAATTGAAAAATTTAAGGCTTCAACCGGATTTATAGATACTTCAGCTATATCGGCAAATAAAGACTTCTTTTTATCACTTTGGGTCTATAGGTACTCTGACCAGGTAATCCTACCAATCGAGATAACCAGCTCTTCAATCGAAAATCCTGGTGATGAAACCTTTTTGTGCGCTCAGACTTTCGAATATCAATATCTATTTGAAAACGATCAGTATTCAGAAACTGACCCGCAAGACACTACAACATTGCCATCAACACTTTTACCAGAGCCGATTGGCCCTATAATAATTTATGCAGGAACCCCTGCAAATCCTTCTCTAAATATCGTTCAACAGCAAATTCCTTAATAATGTCAACTGAAATAATAAAAGCGAGGGTAATGAACCTCAATGCTCCTGAAG